TAAATCTATAATTATATTCGTCTTCAATTAACTCTTTTGCAAATTTATACATAAATGATAATACAAGTTGCTGCATTTCACCAGTAAAGTCAATTTGTACTTTTTCAGTTTCTGGTAATGCCATTGTATCTGCCATTGGAGATAATGGGTTAATAATCTTTACTTTATCTCTTACTTCTGAAAAAAACATACTTCCCATTAAGGCTTCGTCTTGAGTAAGCTCTTCATATCCAGCTGGAATGAGTGGATATAAAGTATCAAAGAGTGGATCTGCAATCTCAATACATGATAAGTCAAACATAGAGTATAAATCTCTACAATACATAGATTCGTCTGCAATACCCATACCAAAGTATTGTTTGAACGGTTCTGTTTTAGTTATGATATACTTCATATTTTTTCCTAAACTTTTCTTTATTTATTAGAATGTTACTGGGCTGTTTGCGCAGATGGTCATAGCACCTGGTGCGCAAGCTCCTGAAGATTGACCATAGTGCCCTTTCGGTTGAGCAGTTGCTCCGAGGGTAACTTCTGAATCTGTACTATACGCTTGTCTAATAGTGTGGTTATTTTGCTGGCCATCGTAATGACCAAGAACATAACCGTTATCTTGACCCATCAAACAATTATCTTCACCATATGCTCTAATCTTATTAAATGTCGCAAGAGTAGCACCAGTTGAATCGCTGAATCTAGCCTTTGGTAATGTTACGTTGCTACTTGTACCGATATAATGATGACCGTACTTAGAACTCATAATCTTACATTGATAGTCGCCACGTGACCAACCACCACCAGTACCCCATCCACCAGTCCAAGTTGAATTAGACCAAGTTACATATCTGTATGCAGATGTCCAAGCGAACCAACCTCTGGTTTCTCCAGAAGCACCATCGCAAATACCAGAGTCACCAGAATCCCAACCAGCATACATAACCTCAGTTGGAAAATGTAAACGGTTTGTTGTGCTTGATCCACCACCAACAAACCAACCAGATTGTCCTTTAATGTCTGATGCGCCACCGTTATCTGAGCGTGAAACGCTCATTGCCATGCCACCAACGTGAGAACCGTATCCAGCAGTACCGTAACTTAAACCCTCGTTCTTTGGGTCATTACCTTCATAACCGTAAGTGATTCCTGAAGAAGAAAAACCGTCGCCAGTCATCATTCTCATAGTACCATTGAATAAACTGTATGATGCTACTTGAGAACTATTTGCCGCATACGTTCCAGTGTTACCGTGCGCAACAATATATCCATTATAGTCAGAAAAAGCTCCCTTTGTATAAGAAGCAACTGCGTGTAATTGTTCACCACAATATAAAGTAACTTCAGTGGCCAACCAAATTTTGTTTAGAGAACGCCATGGTGTAGATCCTTTATACCCACCAGCTAAGTAACCATGTGTGTAGATTGAACGATACAACCATTGTGAGTTATCTGGTATTCCAGAACCAGTATTAGTA